TGTGGTTATGCAGATAAAGTCAAGAAAAGAATTTCTACATACCGTTGTCGACTAGAGTTCTGGAAATCAGACCATTTTCCAGTTACCAAGACCATTGAAAATACTTTTGCTAACGCAGTAAATGGAACAGAATTTGTTCCAGAAGACATTCCCATTAGCACGATTTCAATAGATATAGTACGAGGATGAGTATACTCAAGAATGCACATGCAGGTGAATTTTACTACTACAGACCTATTACTGCTGAAGTACTAAACGAGTATGGATTTGTATTGAAGAATATGAATTCAAGAATAGGTAGATGGGATTATGAAGGTGTTGATATTGCGGAAATTACTCGTAACAGACAAGCAAATATGGTAAGTGATTTGTATAACAATTTGCCAGACATGCGTGATAGAGATAGTATATACCAAGAATACTACAATGGTAGTCTACATTATGCAGTACAATTCACATTCCTTGGACAACATTATACAAGAAAAATAAAACATGAGAAAGATCTTGCTCGTATCATAGATTACTTCAAAGCAGTATCAAAGAAAAGACGAGAAGACACCGCAGCCATCCTATATGACAAGTTATGCGCTTGTGATTGGGAAACTCCAAATTGCAGTTACGATAGACTAGTTAATTTGTAACTGCAATTCGTCATGTTATAATGTGTCAATACTAAAATCAACAAATAGCGGCAAATATGGTTATATCAAATTCTGTTTAGAAGGTGATAAATATGACCATTCTACAGGCGGTATAAATTACTACTACAAAAAACATCCTTACGGAATGCAGCCGCCTTTCTATATTTCTGATATGTCATACCATCCAGGTCTTAGAAATACAAATCTAGGAACTGGCTTTATTGCTAATGTGTACGACTCAATGGGACAAGAAAAAGCTATTCGAATCGTTAGTGTGAAAGAGCTTCATTTTGTAGAAATGTTCTGGAATGAGCTTATCAAAAATCACGAACGAATAGACACTCTCACTCGGCATCCAATTTGTACACTTCAACTTGAATTTATGGCGAAGAAGTTGGAAGAGATTGGAGAACGAAACAAGATAACCGTGGAAATGAAACATACTCGTAGAAGATTTGCAAGATGAGCATACTAAAAACGACAAACGCCGGACGAATAGGTTATTTCGAAAATGAGCTTTTAAAACGGGGATACCAGAAGTCAAGTTACATTGATTTTTTCGGAGCTGGTGAACAAAGCGCTGAGACACGATATTACTATACCTTCAAACCAGATATGTCTGAAAAAAGTAAGACAGAATACTGTATGTATGTGTACTACTATACACAAGAAAAAGAACCTGCTTTCAGATATTGGATTAAAATGAACTATTCTAGCAATACGAAATGCAAAGGTCATACATTAGGTGGAATATTCAATGACATAAGCTTTCTTACACAACTGGAACATTACTGGCGCGGTATCTACTTAAGATTACATCCAAGGAATGAGAATGATATTGCGATTGGTACCAACATTGCCAAGACATTCGAACAAATTTTCTTGGAAACACACACAAATCTGAAATATGATGTATGAGTATACTCAAATCAACAAATAGCGGTCGTCATTCCGATCTAACAATGGATTATCTGTTAGAGCATGGATGGAAGCCTTGTAGTACGGTGGGTCATATGAAATATCGTACCGAAGAAGAGAAGCTGCATCAACTTATGAATGGACAGTTTGCTTTCTATCTCAAAGAGAGACTTGTTTTTAAGATAAGAACATACATTCTTTTGGTAAGAAGCATTCACGACTTAGACTTGGTAATCCAGTATTTTGATGTCTTTCGAAAGAATATGGAAGAAAAAGCGCAATTAAAAGCTATCATACAAACAGTAAACTTTCACGACGCATTGGGTATATCAGAAACTGAAATGCTCTATCGTATGCAACAATATGAAAATCAAACCCACCAAATGGCAGAACGTCGTATTGAAGAAGCTGAACAGATTTTGCATGACAATCTAACTCTCTTAGACACCAAAGAAGAAGATATAGAAAACCCTGAAAAATTCAGTAGAATTATATGAGCATTCTAAAATCAACAGTTGCCGGAAAATCTAGTTTACCCATTACTGTAGAATGGTTGCTTTCTCACGGTTGGGAATATAGATCTAGACCTGATATAGATACCGGTAAACCTGTACAAGACTTTACAAAATTGTATTGTAGTGGTCACTTTTTGAATTTGGAAACCTATGTGGATTTCAATCTAGAAAGACATACCAATATCGTTTGGACATACAAGACTAATGCAGCCATCTACAAGTTCTATATAAGGACTTTTGGAGACTACGACAAAATCGTTGAATACTACAACGAATTTCGTCCGAAAGAGCGCGCAAAGATTAAGAACAAGATTCTCAATCAGCCAGAAATCAAACGAGAAAGTATGGTGTGGTTTGATAAAGCGCCTAAAAAGAAAGAAAAGACCAACGACTCATTCAAGGTAAGCTTTCATGAGGTAGACATGTTTTGGACTGATGAAGATGACGAAAGTGAAGATTAATTATGGAACATTATTAGTCATCTTATATTGTAAGACCTATAAAGCATGAGTATACTGAAATCAACAATATCTGGAGCAGCTCTTGTAAAACCTGCAATGATTGATTATATGAATGCTGGTTTTCATTTAAGTTCAAAAGAGAAAAAATACAAATACAATGGCAGTGATAGTCTTTTCTTAGAAGTTGAATTTGAAGGAGAAATTCCTGTTGGTAGAACATTTGTTGTAAAAAATGCAATCTGTCCTATTTATAAGGATGGTACAGAATATCGTATGTATATCACAACGCGCAAAGAACTTGCACTAGTGGTTGATTATATGCACTTGTGCTATTTCAAAGCTACTAGCGACGTAGAAGTGGTTCAGCAACAAGTGGTAAGAGATAAGATTATTGAAATTGCAAAAAAGCAGTGGAAAGAATATAAAGAACGAAGATTTCCAAATTGGAAATGAGCATACTGAATTCAACAAATAGTGGTAAAGTTGGAATACCTGTAACATACGGACTGCTTATGAAACGCGGTTATGTATGGCATACAGGATTTGTGTATCGTTGGCACGACAATCCGCTTGAAGAACTTAAGTATGAGCAAGATCCACGAGGTCAAGGTTATTACACTGCAATTTGGGTGGGCCATCCAAAAACAAGAATTGAGAACTTACAACAGTTAGAATATCTTGAAAAATACTGGACTGCACAAGATGGAGAAGAAATGACTAAGTGGGCAAACATGATAGATCCAAAACACAACTATAGCAACATTTACTAATGTCAATTCTAAAAAATACATATTCTGGTCAAACTCGTGTCAGTGAAATGGTACTGCCAAAAATCTATAAAGATTTAGGTATACATCACGAAGTGTTTGTTGATGAACAAAATAGAGTTTGCGCAAAGCTTTGGGTAGAAAATCAAAACCCAATTAGTCGCAACCCAGTTATTCGCATACAGGCTGATGAATTCCCATGTAGACCCGTATTTGAAAGAAAGCCTGAAGTTGAATTGGTTGGTTTTAGACAACCTTGTCAATTTGAAAAACTGCCAAGCATATCAGAGTTACGAAGTATGACTTCTGAAGTGAACTTTGTAAATTGTGTATTTGAACCTGAGCAATTTGAATTTGTCTGGGAAGCAAAAGACCATATTAAGAATTCGTTTATTTACATTTCACACGAGATTGAATATAACAAAGACTATGATGAAGTGTATATGAGTGCACTTTGTAGTAAAGCTTGCTATACACAGAAATTCTTTGATGTACTGTTGCAAGAGAACAATACGATTTTTGTACCAGAACCACTTGATCCCAAACGTCGTGGTATTTACAGACCGGCTGACAAATACTTTGGAAATGCTCCTTATGAATGGAAGCGCATCCACAGTGACGAAAGTCTATGTGAAAGTAAAGTGTGGTTGACTGCTCTATGGGTAAAACATAATAAAGAGCGCGATAGGCAAAATAAAATCTGGTGGGCTGAGCAACAAGTTGCAAATAATCTGGGAAGAGAATGGTGCGGACACAAGCCTATGCCGGAAGGTGATTTTGAAAAACTATTTTATAGCAAATAATATGTCAATACTTAAAAACACAAGAGTGGGTGCTCGTTCTATCGTAGTCGACAAACAATACTTCTTAGACAGAGGTTTTTACGACGACGATATTCGAATTGCTTTTAACAAAGAAAGTAAGAACTCGAAATATCTTCGTATGGCGAATAAGTGGGGGGATGAAGGTGCTACGCAATACTGGGTATGGAACGGTTACGCAATAGACAACCCCATCAAAGTGGAATTGCTTATCAAGATTTGGTCTGCCAAACAAGACAAAACTCGTCGAGGTTTTGAAAACAAACTTCGTGAAGAGTGCAATCTGTCTCGAAAGACACATATTGGTTCTCAGGAAGTTCGTGCGCACAATGTTGGTGTAGGTGGTAATGTAGTCTTTGAACCCAAGAAGTTTGACAAAGCAACCAACACTTATAAGAAGGTAAAACCTAAAAAGTGGAGATAATTTTACTATATTACTTATATGAGTGTATTTAACAGAATACTTGGAATTGAAGAATCCAAAGAAGTAAAAATAGAAGAAAATCCAAAGGTCTCTGCGGCAAGAGCACTTGTCAGAAGAAGCGATTGGTTACATGAAGAGATGCGCAAATGCAAAGACGCATTGCATGTACTAGAGTATGCACAAGAAAATCCTGATAAGATAAAAATGAGAATACCTATCCCTGAAGATAGAAGAACACTAGGAGGTATGTATTCAGGGTATATCGGCTATTACGAATACGATTTGCCAATCGAAGCACGTGACTTGTTGAATATCATGAAATCAAAAGAAGAATATTACAAACAGAGAATTGCACAATTAGAATACGAATTAAAAACACTATAATATGGATCTACATGACTTAAAAGATATTGTCGCAATCTACTCTAGCGGCAAAGATGGAAAACCCGATTACTCTTGGGAACATGCACAAATTAAGGTGTGGAACCCAGACGAGCAACGAGAAATGAACTTGGTTTTCACCGGTAGCAATCGTGGTGATGAGAACACTCCTTCACAAGAGCGTAGTATTCACTTCAATGTAACATACAAAGAAGATCGCAAAGATGTATTTGATGCATACGACATTGCACTCAAGAAAATCTTCCCGAATATCGAAGATGCAACACTCAAAGAGTACCGCAATGTATTTATGCAAGAACTGCTAAATATAAGAAAATAATATGAGTCTACTATTTGAACTGATTGGAGTTTTCGTAATGGTCGCTATCCTAGGTGTACTTTGTTTCATTCTAGGATCAATAAATATCTTCGTTGGAATTGGCTTTGCGCTATTCTTTATTTGGGGATTTTACGACATATTGAAAAACTCCGGAACATTATAAAGCTATGGTAACACTATTTTGGGCACTATTGTGCATTTTGACAGTGCTAGGAATTTATATTGCTGCAAGCATGACAGTTTGGATGTTTGTATTAGGTGCTGACCCTTATACTGCATTTGAACAAGTACTCGATGAACTAGCATTTTGGAGACATTGGTAAAAAACAAACATCTATGTTAGACAAAGATAAACTTATCTTGATTGTTTACTTTGGTTTGGATGGAATTGAACTAAAGTCTCGTGCATACACAGAAATGATAAATTGTCGTGAAGTTCTTCGTTCTCAATTTGACGACAGTGTAAAAATTCTTGTGTTGCCGGACAGAAGTTCAGAAAGTATCAAAGTTGAAACAATCAATCCTCAATTGCTTAGTGATGAGGATTATCGTAAAAAAGTAATGCCTATTATTGAAAAGGCTGAAAAAGTGATTAAAGAATTTAAAAACGAATAACGTTATGAACTACATCAAAAATGATTTGAACAAATTGATTTTGGAGTCAATGAAAGCCGGTGAGAAATTGAAGACAGAAGCATTCCGTGCAATTAAGACTGCTTTCATGAACTGGGAGACTGCCAAAGAAAACGTAGGTAAAGAACTTGATGAACAAGTTGAGTTGCAAATTCTTCGTAAGATGGTTGCATCATACAAAGATGCCGCAGATCAATGCAACGACGGTAAGCACGATGCTCTTGTACAAGAAAATCTCGCTTATGCGAAAATCATCGAATCTTTGTTGCCTGCTGCAGCATCTGAAGAGGACATCCAAAACGCATTCGATACAATCAAAGCAGAAGGTATTGAACCTGTGAAAAAGAACATGGGTGTATTCATCAAGCAAATCAAACAAATGCTTCCTACTGCAGATGGTAAAACAGTATCTACAATCGTAGCAAAAAACTTGGTGTAATATGGGTGTGTCATTTCAAAAATTCTTATCAGTATTGCTGTTTCCGATCGGTGTACTGATTTGTATAGGCTTACTCATTATATCTTCACTTTTGTGGGTACCATACCTTATCGCTGCACTAATTGACCTGTTGCTTTGGAAACTATTCGATAAAGACATTAGAGAAGGTGTAAATTCATTTGAAGAATTCATTTTTGCATGCTATGGTCTTGCTGCATTGATGGTATTCTTGCCAATATCAGCTTTTGAAGAAGAATTATATTAAGTATGTTAGAATTTAGTAATATAGAAGTATACGACCTCAAACAGACTGTAATTGCATCCGGTAATGCAATGCGATTGCAGCCTGTTGAATATACAGACGAAGAGTTCGAAAGAGGTATTAAGCGTATGACACGCTTGTGTAAAGCAAGTCAGGCTGGAAATATACGCTGTCATGACAATGCGCTTACAGGTATTCGTGTGTCTTTCGACATGAAATATACACAATACATTACAAAACAAATGCAGCGCTATCACTGGTTCGATTATGTTTCAAGTAGTTCGTTGATGCACCGCTTGGTAAAAATGAATTTGGACCAGGCATCTAACAAGTACGTAAGCAAGAGTACAATCGAATATGTAAACAGCTACATTGAGTTGTATAATCACTTACTCGAAGAGAAAGAACAAGGCGACAATGCATTTATTGGTCATAAGTTTACTTTACGAGATGGTACAGTGATTGAGTGTAAAAATGTAGAAGATGCACTCTACACTTGCTACATGATTATCTTAAGTAACTGTCCTATGGGTGCAGAATTGTTCGTTCGCGTTAGCACAAACTACAAACAGTTACAGACCATGTATTTCCAACGAAAGAACCACAAGCTCAAAGAAGATTGGGGTGCATTCTGTAAAATGGTTGAAGAGCTACCTTACTTCCACGAACTAATACTCGGTGAGGAAACTTCAAGATATGGAGATCCTTGTGTATGAAAGACAGAATAACATTTCGTAACTTTTGGATTTGGTTTAAGGACCAAGTCAAACGCAAGCGCTTTTTCTACAATATGTTTGTGAGTAGAAATGCCTGGGGTGCATTTTCTATCAACTCTCATATAAACCAGCACACAAATGAACCAAAGATTATGTATGGTTCTGTGAAATCTGCGCAAAAATCAGCAGATGCTATGTCAAAAAAGACAGGCAAACATTTCTCATACTACAAGTGTTTGTTCTGTGATGGTTATCACATCGGAAAAAACGCTGACAATAAGTAAAAGACAGGAAATAATCCTGTCTTTTTTCATATATTGCTATGTATGAGAAAGTATAGAATTATAAAGCGAGAACAGACATATTGGCAGATAAATTTAGATGGTAAATCTATCAATCCAATTACAAGAACTGAATATATTGCTCAAAAACGATTTTTGGGATTTTTGTGGTGGTACAATTTCAATAACATAGATGGTTGGACAGACGGTCATTATGAAACACTACAAGAAGCACAAGTTGCAATCAAACACGACATGGAAGGTTGCAAATACAATGAAGAAATAGTACAAGAATATGACTAATACTTCATTCTCAAATATGGATTGTTTTGCGTATATGTGCAATTATATTCAAGATAACTCTGTGAAGCTTATTGTTACAGATCCTCCTTATGGTATAGGATTTTCTGGAGTTACCAGTGATACTTCTTGGGACAACATTGACTATAAACAATTTCTCATTCGGTTTTTGACTGAAGTAAAACGAATTCTTGCAGAAGATGGTACACTTTGGATGTGCTGCGGAAGAACACAAATACCAATCGTCTTCAAAGCAATTCAAGAAGTAGGTCTTCATTGCAATCTTGAAAACTGGCTAACTTATGCACGACAAAAAGGTCGTGGTGCTAGTAAAAAACTAAAATCACAAGCCGAAGAAATACTACATATCACCAAATCAAACAAATACACTTGGAATCCTGTAGAATACTTGCGCGAATGTGTTGTACCTTATGTGCTAGATGGAAAGCCAAGAGGTTGGTTCTTGGATCAAACTACTGGAATGAGAGTGCGCTGGTCTGGTGTTGGTAATGTACTTGCGTTTACATCACCATTTTTCAAAAGCAAATTTGAAAAGCAAATTCACTCTACACAAAAACCTGTGCTTTTATTTTGTGAATTGATTATGCTTAGTTCAAAGCCAGGAGATACTGTATTTGACCCATTTGCTGGTTCTGGTGCTTCGGGTGTGGCAGCGCAAATGTGCGACAGAAATTGGATAGGTTGTGAAATTGATTATGAAATGTGGAAAAAAGCAAGCGATTGGGTAAAGAATTACGACAAGGAACTTGCCAAAGAATATATTGAACATAGAATACGATGAAATGGATTTTGATTGGGGCATTTCTAGTTTGCGGACTTGGATTTGTCTATTTTACAGCGTACAAAAACAATGATGTATGACAGACATTTTTACAACCGATAAAAAATATGAAATCATTTATGCAGACCCAGCTTGGTCTTATTACAATGATATGACTGTCAATCCGGATTGCACGACGGTAAAAGGTATGCGCAGACCACCATACCCAGTCATGTCAATCAAAGATATTTGTAAGTTGCCAGTGAAGAAAATTGCTGCAGAAAATGCAATACTCTTCATTTGGACGACAGATTATCACTTAGCAAGTTGTATTGAAAAAGTAATACCTGCTTGGGGATTTGAATACAAGACAATTGGATTTATTTGGGCAAAGAAAAATAAAGCAGGCGGTCAAGTAAGCTTTATGGGTGCATATACCAAGAAGTCTGGTTGTGAAATCTGCTTGATTGCTACAAAAGGAAAACATGCGCACGACTTAGTAGTCAATCACAGTATCAATTCTTTTATAGAAGCACCCCGAGAAGAACATTCAAAGAAACCCGATATTGTGCGCAAATCAATTGAAAAATTGACAGGACCTAGAAATCGTATAGAACTGTTTGCAAGAGATAACTTTGCAGGTTGGGATGTCTGGGGAAATGATGAAAAAATAACAGAAAAACAATGACAGACGCATTTGGAAGAGAACTCAAGGTCGGAGATTATGTGGTAAAATTGTCTGGTTCTGAATACTATAGCAATCTATATATGTTCAGAGTGTTTGGCTTTGATGAAGAGAAGAGTCTTGTGTATATTGTAGTATGGGATGACCAAAGTTATCTCTCGAAAAATGTATTCAAAAATTTCGATTATGCTTGTGAACATGTGACAGAATACTACAAAGCGAAATGCGGTATGTATGGACCGGCAAAGCGTATTACTAATGACAAGATTGTAAAGACATATCCGCCAGTTTGGCAAAAGTATGATGATATGGAAAAATCAAAAAAGAATAAAGAAAAATAATTGATATTAGATATGAAACCACTTTTTATTGTAAATGATGAAGCAAATGGGACCAAAGTTGTGTCCGAAAACGTATTGACAAGCGATATTCGTGAGTCATTGAAGAGCAAAGGTATTTCTGAATACAAGCGCTGTGATGTTGAGTCTTTAGCGCATGATGTAGTAATTGAACATGCTGGTAAAGCAATTAGCGGTGAAAGTTATCAACGTATGATAGCAAACTACGTACAAGTGTTGACTACTTTCCACACAATTACACCATACATTTTCATGAAAGACTACATGGCTGATTTCTTAATGAAAGAGGCTGAAGACAAATAATTGCGTTTTAAGCGCATGAAAGTAGTAACGATGATAGTTTATACATAAAATAGATTTGAAGTCGTTACGCGTCAAGAAACCGCCCCTTATGAGGCGGTTTTATTTATGGTGCTATATAACCATGAAAAAAGAGGAGCGATTTTCTCGTTCCTCTTATTTTTGAATCTACACTAGTTCAAATTAGATAAGGAATGAACCGTTACCTGATGTTTGAACCATGAATGTGTAGTAAGATTGCTCTGGATGGAAACCAGCATCAACAATTGCGAAGCGGCTGTTTACTAACAACTTAGGAGCCATTGTACCTTCTACGATAGTTTGAACAGTATCAGCAAGGATGTAAGGCATGAAGATAACACCAGGATCGTTACCATTTGACTTACGACCAACGCAAATACGTGTATCATCCCAAAGCATGTAAGGATCTACGTACAAGCTGAGACCTGCGATAGAACCAGCAAAGTACAATGATTGTGAACCGTCTTGTGTAAGAGTGTTAACCATAGGAGCTACAACGAATGCACTTGCGTCTTGCAATGCTGTCAAGATTTGAGTGTTAGTTACTGCCCATTGACCACGACCTCTACGGCTTACGTTTGCAATCAAGTTAGCAGATGCAAGCATACGGCTCATGATACGACGTTGGTGAGTTGTTACATTTTCAGCAGCTGTGTTTTGGATAGCGTTAGGAACTGTGTGAGCACCGAATGCAGTAGTGATAGCAGAACGTGTTACTGCTCCAGTTGTAGGATCTACTGTATCGTTAGAACCAAGATACTTATTCCAAGCATCGAATTGGTTAAGTGCCAAACCGTTACCGTTTACATCGTTCAAATACAAGTTCAAATCAACGTTTTGATATTTGTATTGGAATGCAGCGTTATCTACACCAAGACGGAATACTCTGTCAAGGATACGGTTGTTGATGTGTTGAGAGATTGTGTTTTGGATTTGCTCCAATACTTTACCGATTACGTCTACACCGTAAAGAGGCATGTCTTGAAGTTGTTGACGTGTTACAGCACCAGTTGCTTCATAAGAACCCATTTGAACGAGTTTTGTGAACATACGAGCACCGATAGAGTGTCCAACACCAGTCTCATTTTCTGCACGGCTCATAGGATCAGCTGAACCTGTTGCGAAGTTAGCGAAACCTTGAACGTGATCTGCAGCAGCAGCAACCAAGTCAGCACGTGTACCAGCAGCAACTGTACCAGTATATGTAGAACCAGTTACTTTAACTTTCAATGTACCAGCAGTACCGTCCAATACTTCAGCGATAGAAGCGTCTGCGTCGTCTGCAGCGTTACGAGCATCAGCGATTTCCAAGATTACAGATGCATCGATACGAGAAATACCAATGTACCAACCGTGGATCTTACCTTTAGCAGTTTCAACTTCTACGTTTGCTTCACTTGTCTTTGGAGTTGGTAACAATTTTCTTACTGCAGCCCAGTCAGCATCACCAAATGTTGCAGCAACTTTGATGTAGATAGGTTTGTTCTCTGCTTTTGGACCCTTACCGTCAACAGATGTCAAGTTACCGATTGCATCGTACTTACCACCAGCGTATGGGAAGTCCATGTAAGACAACATAGCCCAAGGACCGTTTGCAGGAATAACAGGAACCAATTCAAGACCGATAGTTACAGCAGCAACTTCAAGAGCCATTGTCAATGTAGACATTGGTATATCACCTGAACCAACTTGTTGAGAACCAAACTTACCACCAGCAAGACCTACAGGACCGCCAACTACTTTACCAGTTGCAGGATCAGTTGCATAAGGCATTTGAGGGTTACCCATTCCAGGAACGTTGAGAGGAGTAGCGTAGATGTTACCTGAAACATTTTGGTTCCAAGGTTGTTGACCTTCATGGATTTCATGAATTTGTGCGTATTGACTCATCCAGCTCAACTTCTTAGGGTCTTTGATACCGTATTCTTCAGTAATCAATTTAGACCACTTTTGTTGTACTTCGTTAAGAATCATAGTTATTCAATTTTTTTATTTATTCACTTATAAACATAATGATAATTTTTCAAAATCTTTAATTGCCGGTAAATCAGCGAGTTACATTCTTCTAAGACGAGAAAGGTTTTCATTTTGAACCGCTTGTGGACCATATTGCATACCCATGTCGTAAGGATTTGATGGTATACCGCGCATTGAATATGGGTCTAACATACCATTTTGTTGCAATTCGCCAGGACTCATTTGCATCATATATGGATTAGGTTGTGCGTAAATGTTCATTTGTTGACCATACACATCGTTTTGCATAGGATCCATTAAGAAGTCACCGCGCATCATTTGTTGCTGGAATGAATTCATGTCTGCATAAGGATCATAACCAGAATTCATATCTAAGTCATGATTGTTCAATGTAGCAATATACATTTGACACAATGACTTATATTGTGGGTTGTCAATTACGAATACCATTTGCAATTGCGCCATTACCATGTCGTCGTGTCCAAAGCTTGCTGCATAAGTACCATTTCCTTTTACATCACAGAAGTTTGACACTTGTGCAATAAATTGCAATGCAGAGTTGATGATTTCTTCTCGCTCATAGTATTGCTTGAACAATGATGTTCCTAATTGTTTGGTCTTAGAAGTGATTTTCTTACCTAATGTGAACTTAGTCATTTCTTCGTTCCAGTACTTCATAATGATGTCTTCATTAAAACGACCTACATTTGCAGGATCTCGTTCGATGTTCTCCATAATGTACTTGGCAAATAGTTCACCATATAGATTGTATTCAAGAGAAACCAGATAGCGGTTGATGTCCATGTAATTTGAACAGAATTCTTTCAATACCGTAGTTGCTTGCTGTGCATTCACTTTGTTGTATTTGAAATAACCAATCGCTTCAGTATATACTGTCTTTGTGTCGTAGTTAAAGCACAACTTATTAAATATATATACTGTATCGTCTCCAGCGACACCTTCTGAAATATCAGTAGTAATTACAAAGAAGTCTCGTTTCATTGCAGACAAATCATAATCAGGATGGAAGAAGAAGTGTTCTGCAAACGAAACACCTGGAAGTTCTTTTCTTACAAATTCTACACCTGCTTTTTCAAAACGACGCAAAATCTTTGTGTCAATAAGAGTATTTGCATTGACGTCGAAGTTGGTACCAAATTGTGCATTGAATGCTTCTTCTGAACCATAGTTTGCGACTTGCATTCTGTGCCATTCTTCATCACGCTCTTCCCAACATTGTTTTTCTGGATTCCATTCTGGAACTTCATCCCAGTCTGTTTTGAAGAACCAATACTCATTTTCATGCGCCTCAGCAGCTTTACACAAACGATAGAACAAGTTGTAGCCGTTTTGTGTAGAGGTAATCATAAATCGTGCTTTACCCGCCGTAATAGTAGGGAACAAGTTGTTGTAGAACTTGTCCATTACATTAGGTTGAATGTGAGCAAATTCGTCCGATAAAACGCAATGAAATGTAAATGAAATACCAGAATTGATTGTAGTAGCTTCTGCCATAAGACGGCAACCATTATCAAGAACAATTTCTCCTTCATTCCATTTATAGATACCTGGGCGTAAAAAATAAGGAAGTTCCAAGAAGATTTTCTTTGCCTTATCTAGAATTTCGACGGCAGTTTTTCTTTTATTTCCTAGTACAAGTGCATTTTTATCAACATTAAATAATATATAATGTAACATAAATAAAGCAGATGTTGTTGTTTTTCCACATTGACGACATGCAAGATATATACTAAGACGATGTTCCATTAAATGTCTAAGATAATTTTCTTGATATTTCCGAAGAGTTACATGTTTTATACCTTGTGGAGTCATCAATTTACAGTATTTGTTTACAAAGTATATAATATCTGTAGCACATCGTTTCCATTCTTGTTTTTCTTGTTCTGTTCGTTGAAAAACTAAATCTCCTTTGAGAAGTCTTGTATTATTTTCATAAAAAGGATTTACAGATAATTTTCTTCCATCTTCTAATCCTTTTATAGCAATATCTAATACTTCAGATGTCCAAATCATTCTTTTTGCAAGAACTCCATCCTTTTCTTCTTTTACAGGATTAAACTTTATATTACTCATACTTACACATATTTTTTATTGAAAACTATCTGTCAACATAATTATTGTATATAAAAACATTTACATATTATGAAATCAACACACATAAACATGATTCATACATTTTATCATGTAGATATTTCAAATCCAAAAGAAATAATAGGTTCAGATAGTAAATTTCATTATTTCTACAAAATAATAAACAAAATCAATAATAAGTTCTATTTTGGCATACATTCTACAAATGATATAAATGATAATTATATAGGATCTGGAGTAATTTTAAAAACTGCTTATAAAAAATATGGAATAGAAAACTTTGAAAAACATATTTTGAAATTCTTTTCTGATAGAAAAAGTCTTTTAGAATATGAAAAAGAAATAGTTTGTAAAGATTTAGTTGATAATTGTTCATGTTATAATATAACCATTGGTGGTAAAGGAACACTTATTCATGAAAAATCATATTTTGGTCATACAACAAAGGGTTTAATACATATAAATAATGGATTAGTAAATAAGTTAGTAAAACCTAATGAATTAGAAAGATATATCAGTAATGGTTGGAAAATAGGTGAAAATTTCAAAAGTTGCAAAGGAAAAGTTGTGATAAGCAATGGTAGTAATGAAATGTTTGTTTTCCAAGAAGAAGTTGAAAAATATATATCTAAAGGGTGGACAATTGGTGGTAAATCTAGAAATAAAGGAAATTCTTCACACGCAAAAGATAAGGTGTGGATGAATAATGGTATTGAAACAAAAAGAATTACAAAAGAATGTATAAAAGAATATGAAAATAATGGTTGGAAAATAGGTACTCTACAAAAACATACAACAGGTTACATTAGAATCACAAATGGTTTTGAAGATAAAAACATAGATCCAACTAATAAACAACTATTAATATATTATTTAGAGCACGGTTGGAAAAAAGGTTCTTTTGTTAAAAGAAATGGGAGAGTTTGGATAAGTAAAGAAAATAAGACTTTAATGATAGTAAAAGATAAATTAAATGAATATTTAAAACAAGGGTGGATTGTTGGTAGAATAACAAAAAAGCAAGAGATATAAACTCTTGCTTTTCTTTATTTTTAATAACCTTCTGGCTTTCTTTCTCCAGAACCCATAAATGCTTCTGAACCCACAGTAGTAATTCTAAATTCATCATCTGTACCAAAGTGTCTTTGTAGGTTATCTATTGCATCTTTATTATCTGGAACTAATTCCATCGATGATTTAGGTTCTTCCAAAATAGTGGGCAAGAACATAGTCTCTTGCGTTTTAGTACTTTGTTTTGTTTTTGTGTTTGTATTTTCTTTGGATTGATTTTTGGACACCTCAATCTTCTTTGACTTTTTGTACATATCAACAATCTTATTACCCATTGGAGTATAGATTCTTGTATCGCCACGTCCATACATTTGCTCAATTCCAGAAACATCTAATGGTTTACCAGGTTCCAATGAAATCTTTACACGGAGACCTGTTGGGAAATCGTCAATACCGAGTGGTCCATAATGTTCTATAGTTGCGTTTGTACAACAAAGATTTCCTATCTCAATAATTGGAGATTTTGGATTACCAATTGTCAAATGCCAGCAACCGGTTGGAGCACCACTTACCAATGAAGATACTGCTAACTTTTCAGGTCTACCTAGTTTATTAAGCAAACCACCTAAAAGCATACCACCAATATCTTTCGCCATGTTCACGATTTTATCTCGTGTAGTATCACCTTTAATACCTTTAGTAAATGCTGCAGCGCCTTGGTGAATAGAATCAATGAGTGCATCATATACAGCACCTGGGTTATTCAAACCACCTTTGTCTGCAAGTTTGAAAATTGGAAGGTTAGCAAAGATGTTATCTTGCGCACCGCCTACAAATCTGTGAGCACCTCCCCAGAAATTACCATGATTGTATGTAACTGCTAGAATGTTTGCTAATAAATCTAGCATTGCTGCGCGACCATTGATACCGTAGTATGAACGAAGCTCGTAGTCGAACGTTAATTCAATTTTGAAATCCATTTCTAGACCTCTATCACGTCTTTTTGTTTGCGCAATTACGTCGATAGGACCATAGATTTTGTTTTTATCGTACATTGAGTCAAAAGTACTGTGAGGATATGGTGGACTAAAGTTATCTCCACCACCTAACATTGCATTCATATAACTTTTTCCTGCAAAGTTTGTTCCTCTACGACCTTGCATAACTTCTCTACGATAGTTTGAATTCGCCATATTGAAAATACCTGCAAGAGGACCTTGACCTTCTCCATTTGATTGTACTTCTTCAATACCTGCTTTTTGGTCTGTCCAGTTCATGTGGTAAGAATACTTGAGTACATTATTGATTTCGTTACCAGGAGTACCCAACCAAGTAACCAAGTGTCCTTGGTCCGCAAGGTGTGCTTGAAGTAAATCTTCATAGCTCTTAATACCTTTGATTTGTCGTTTGTCAATTCTATTTCCACAAGGAGTACCAAATCGTCTTAATGTGATAAGGTAGTTATTAGGTATCTTTCCAAGATGCTTGCAATATGCAAAGTCAGCATAAGTGTATGTTTGTCTACCCATTTCACATTTTGCGGTAGCATCCACTAAATCTTTGATAGTGCAAGCCATATTTCTTCGTTGGTTCTTTCTTGACTCTGGGTTATCTAACAAAGGACTGTTCGCATCAACTCTAAAATCATCGTATGTAAGAATACCGGATGTATTATTGAACAATGATTTTGTATGTTTTGCTGAGTAATCACCAATCTTTGGCTCTCCACCTTCTCCTTCTTCTCCCTCAATAGTACCTTCCATAGGTGCAAAGAATGGTAACCAATATCTGTAAGTGTTAAAATAGCGCTCTTCAGTTTGGGTCATTTGACCAGTGTCCAAAGCAGAAATACGACTACGATATACGCTTTCAGTTTTGTTTGTTCCGTTAAATATTGAATTTGTTACAGCCATAGTTAAAAAGAATTTTCTCACAAAATTATTATTCAAATAATAGATTTTAATATAGTTTTTATTTAATTATGGCTGTTAGTTTAACTGAATATTTGACAGAAATTCAAGAGCTCACAAAGAAAAATTTCGAAATTCTTAAGGCCTTGAACAACTCTTTCTACACTAAGTCTGAGCACTTAAGTGTAACTATAGACAATACAAACTATGTCATTCCGTCATTTATTTCGCTTGAAAATAAGTTGAATATGCTTGAGGACAACGTTGCAAATTTGGTGAATGCTCCAAGAACTGGTGAAGCAGTCTTCAATTTCAACGGAAATACTCAAGAGATACAAGTAAAAGGTTTTACAAACGTTCCTGGTACAGCGTTTGAAGACCAAGACATGGAAATGGTTGCAAGTATAAAGACATTCTGTGCTGAAAAGAACAATGTCTTCAAAGATTTCTTGACACCTACTCCATTTGTAAAGATAAACTTGGAACATTTGCCTGATGACATTCAACAAGTAAATGTGAAGAAGATTGCTGTAAAGAACGAAAACTTGATAGCGCTTCTAAAACAAGAAAGTGGTTGGGTAACTGCAGACCCAGACAAAGGAACTGTAGACTCAGTATGTCGTCCTATCAGTTATGCTAATGTAGTAAAGAAGTTGTTTGCATATCAAGATGAACTTGATTATGTAATGTACGATAAAGTGTACACATTACCTTTGCGCTATGAATTGGGTAGTGGTCGTTACAAAATTCTAGAAATCGTGAACAACTGGACTGATGACAACTTCAATGAACACTACGAATTGAAATTAGATAATCTCGTTTATCGAATTGCTGACGAAACAATCGAAAGAAATGTTTTGGATGGAGACTATCTAATCACAAATAACGACAAAGTAAAGCTTCTTGTTGAAAGTGTTAACTATTCAACAAATACTGTACAAGTACAAGTTGAACAAGGCGGCTTTGCAGACTTGTGTACTGTCAACGATGAAAATGTGGCGCTTAGCACATTGAAGTTCTATGCATTGGGTAGTATCAACAAAGACAAGTATTTGAATGTTCCATTGGAAGAAGATGATTATCTTTTGGTATTCTTGGCACCTATTCAAAGAAATTCACTCATTCAATCGGCTTGGTCAGACGGTTTGTTCTTCCATGTTGCTAACTTAAAAAATGCAGCCGGAGAAACATACGAAGAGTTCTACAAGAACAATGTTACTAATATCGGTGACAAGTTGTTCGGTCTTGTGTCAATGGCGCACAAAGATTTTGTGAATGTAGGTGAACAAGAATTCAAGACTCTTACCACTTCTAAACCAACTATCAACACTGAAGAATTGAAAGTAGTGCTTATCAACAAACACATGAGCAATTCTGAGACTGTTGAAGAAATCTATAATCTATATAAGCAAAAAGAAGAGTACAAAGCAGAGTTGAAATCTGTTCAAATGCAAATTGATGAAATCAACGCAAAATTGTCAGAGTTGTCATTTGAAGATACAACTACTAACCGTACTATTTACACTGACCAACTTTCTGCTTTGAATGAAAAGAAAAAAGAGCTTACAAGTAGTGTAGCAAATTGTATTCAACAAATTTCTATTGCTGCATCAGATACAGATACTCCAGTAGATAATCCAAAATATCATATTCGTGGATTCTTTGATTACAACAATTTCTTACAAAATATTGGAATGATTGAAGCATCTGGAAAACACAAACATGATGTAATAAAGATTGAAGTGCAATACCGCTACAAGAATGCGAACCGCACTACTGGTAACGCAGAGACAATCAACGACAAGATTTTCTCAGATTGGAACATTATGCAATCATTTGTGAATGAAAAAGTTCCAAAATACGGTTACACATACAATTA